AGAGCCCTGATCGCTCGCCGGTAATCCCTGCCCCCTTTCCGGCAATGCTGATGTCCTGGCACGGGAAGCCGCCAGAGATGACATCCACGAGGCCAGCCCAGGGTTTGCCGTCAAAGGTGCGGATGTCGTCCCAGATGGGGAAGGGTTGCAGAGTGCCGTCGTCTTGGCGGGCAATGAGTCGTCGTCTGGCTGCCCCGTCAATTTCGACGGCGCAGATGGTTCGCCATCCCAACAGGAGGCCTCCGAGAATGCCGCCTCCATGGCCTGCGAAAAGTGCCAACTCATTCATTGGGCCCCACTGAGGCGAATAGGTCGGGTTGCTCACTGCCAATGCAGGCGGGTGACAACCACAGCCGCTCGCGGCGGCCGTTCAGGCCATTGGTGCTGTAGCCAGCCCCTCCGCCGGCCTTGCCCTCGGTAATAGTCCAGCCATGGGTCAACAGGTCATCGTGCTCGGCGTCGTAACCACACAGGATGATTCGCTGCTCACGTGGAGCGGTGATGCACCATTGGCGTACGGCCAGGGCCACGTCAACATCAACATGGGCGTAGAGATCACCTGATGTGGCGTAGGGCGGATCCAGGAAGATTGCTCGGCTGCCATCGCCACCGGTGCCGCTGCGGGTAACCGATGGCTTAACCACCCGCTCCCACGATCCGCAGGTGATGCGGACCCGGCGTAGGCGATCAGCAAGCTGCCCCATGTAGCTCTCAAGCTGGCCCCGCCCTGCATTCCCCAGGTGCGGCAGCTCACGATTCACGCCCTTCCCTGCATCCCCCAGGTGCGGCAGCTTGCGGAGATGGCCATCCACCACCCGCCACGGCCCAGGGCCAAACGGATCACCGATGCCGCAGGCAACCACATAGAGCCACCACCCGGCAGCCTTGGCGTCATGGGCCTCCGGATCGCCCTCAAGCCATGCCACCAGGTCAGGCGTGCGGCGCTGTTGCAGCCATGCCAAGCGAGCGTGGTAATCGATCTCAGCCACGGGGCCCCAGGCGTGATGGGCTACCTCGGCAGGGCTGAGCTGAATTGCTCGCCAGGTGTTCACTAGCCAGCCGTCTGCATCATTGAGGGTTTCAACCCGGCGGCCGGCAAAATCAGGCCGAGCCAACAGGACCGCAGCCGACCCGGCAAAGGGCTCGACATAGCCGGCGGGATCACCCAGAGCCTGCCAGACGCGGAGAGCGGCGCGGCGCTTGCCGCCAAAGTAAGGGAAGGGTGCGGCCAGGGTCACGCCCTTCCCCCAAAGTGGCGGACCATGGCGAAGCAACAGGCCCCCGTCACGGCAGCTACGGGCTGGTTTGCATTGATCCGGGTCCAGCCCTGCTGACCAGCCATGACGGCAAACCCCCGGCTCACGCGGCCTAAGAAGTCCTTGTTTTCCCCCTCGATGCGGTCGGCCGGTTGCCTGCCACGGCGGCGGATCGACTCGACCAGGCGCAGATCCAGCCATAGGGTCAGATCGGCTTGGAGACCCCTTGTAGCCAAGTATTCGAGTGCTCCAATCAGCCCCAGGTCCAAGCCCCTGCCATAGCCCTGATAGGCGGCGGTCGATCCGGTGAAGCGATCGCACAGCACCCAATCCCCCCGCTCCAGCGCCGGCCGCAGAACCGTCTCAACATGCTGGGCACGGTCGGCGGCATACAGCAGCAGCTCGGCACGGGGCACCGGGGCTGTTCCGTCGGGAGGGTGCAGCAGCAGCTCCCGCAAGGCCTGGCCCAGGGCCGTGCCGCCAGGCTCACGGCTCACAACCAACTGGGCGCCAGTGGGCATCAGGCCGCTGGTGGGCAGCCACTGGCGCAGGGCCTCCAGCTGCGTGGTCTTGCCGCAGCCGTCGATGCCCTCCAGAACGATGAAACGGCCACGGGGTGGGGTTGGGTTGGTCATCCCTCCCCCTCGCCCTCAGGTGTCTCCAGTCCACGGGCATTGATCTGCAGCAGCACTCTGCTTTCATCCTCCGGCGTCAGGCCAGCGGCGGCGATGGCGTCAACCACTGCGGCGATGGTCTTGCGCTCGGTGCGGCGTTCGGCGGCGGCATCGCTGAAGTGATCACGCAGCCTGGGGTGATGGGTCAGCAGCCAGGTTGCTGCCCAGAGGTTCGGAGATTTCTTTTCCTCCCCTTCCGCTGGCTTAGGCGGCAATGCTGCATCGCGCAAGCAAGTAACAAGGTTTTTGCACTCTTCAGCGTCAGCTATAAAGATGGCACGCCGAAATTGGTATTCAAGGCTTTCTTCGCCTTTAACTTCAGCATCACGAATCCAGGTCTGGGCCGTCCTTCGGCCGATCCCAAGCCGGTCAGCGATCAATGCCAAAGGGAGCCCATGCGCCGCTTCCTGCCTGGCTTTTGTTACCAGGTCGGTGGTGAGCTTGCTTGGGCGACCAGCGGGCACGGGTTGTAGCGGTGGCAAATGGTTGCCGGGGGACAAGTCGGGTTACCCCGCCTGCCGATTCAGCTATCGGGCCCGATAGAAGATCCCGGCTCCCATATCATAAGCCATTGCTGCAGTTTTGGAAAGGCAGCAAACCGTCAGACCTTCGCCAATGTCACGCCAGCCGGCTGCTTTTGATACTTGCCCTCGCCGTAAGCGTTGTCACATGGCAGCCCTTCGTAGAACAGCGCCTGGCAGATGCCCTCGTTGGCATAAATGCGGCAGTCGGCCCCGGATGAGTTGCTGATTTCCAGGGTCAGGTAACCTTCCCAACCAGCCTCTCCTGGGGTGAGGTTCACGATGATCCCACAACGGGCGTAGGTGCTCTTGCCGATGAACTGGGCGGTGACGTTGGGCGGGAGCTTGAGGTAGGGGATTACTGCCCCAAGGCTGTAGGTGTGCCCAGGGAGGATGAAGTAGTCGCCAGCCCGCTCATCGTGGTACAGGTCTGCGTGAGCCAGGCAGCGGTCATCAAAGTTCTTGGGGTCAACGATCAGGCCAGGGACGTGCCGGAAGATGCGGAAGTCCTTAGGCGAGAGCGTGAGATCGTAGCCGTAGGAGCTGGTGCCGTAGCTGATGACCGGGCGCTGGAAGTGGCCGTAGGGGGCGCTGCCGGGAAGCGGGTTTTCCACCTGCCGGATCTTCCCCGGCTCAAACGGGCTGATCATGCCCTGCTCCGCAAGCTGGCGGATGCGCCAATCAGGGATCGGGCCGGCTGGGCTGGGAATGTAGGTCGGGCCGTGGTTTGGCAGGAGGGTTTCTTGTTGCTCGGGTGTGGCGCTCATTTGGTGCTGGGGGTGATGGGTTCGTAGATGGTGCGGGCTTGGTGCCGGGCGATCTGGCGGAGGTCCGTCCAGAAGGGCGCTTCGTGGTCTGGGGGCAGAATCAACGCCTCGGGGATGCCGGTGGTGTTGCGCACCTTGAGGATGCGCAGGCCCCAGCCGGGTCGCTTGGGGGTGGTCATGGCTGGGGGCCCCTGAGTGCAGTGATCCAAGTAACCAGCCTGCAACCAGTCAATCGCCACGCCCCGCGCATTATTCGCAGGTTAAATTGGCGCTTGTAGCGAGCCATAGCAAGCCGTTGCCGAGGCGTGGTGCCATCAATGATCTGAGATGGCTGCTGAACGGGCTGCGACCCCCCACGCGGATGACACCCAACCCCATCAAGCAGATCGGCAGTGGCGCTGGCTCCCCCGTGGCGTTCGCGCAGCCAGTTGGCAATTTCGTGGGCAACACCAGCGGATCGACGGCGGCACTCGCCGCATGGGCCAATTGGACAGCCGGCTGCGCCATTGATACTGACGCATAGCGCCAGGGCGAGCCGATCCGAGAGGGTGGGGTCAGCCATGGTGCTTTTCCAGCTCGGTGGCGATGGCTGCCAATTGGCGGCGACCGTGGCTGAGGTAATGGGCAGCGGCGTAGAGGGCGGCGGCGGCATCTGTTCTCTGCTGGCGCTGCTCACTCAAAGGTGCCGTTTCGTTCAAGACGGCATCCATTACCGCCTGCGCGGCGGGGCTCAGTGGCTTGGGGTTGCTCATGGGGCTTCGTTGGGTGATTGGGTCGGCGCCACCGGCGCAGGCGGCAGCGGGGTGTAGTGGGTGTGGCAACCAGGCCAGTCGCAGTCATTGGGGGTTCCGGCATATGGGGGCTCAACAACCGGGAACCGCCACCAGAGCACCGGGCCGTCATCCTCGTGGTACTGCTCGGCAGGGATGGCGACCTCTGGGGCCAGCGCCTGGCGGGCGTTGTCCACCACGAACTGGAGCGAGTCGCAACCAAACCGAGGCTGCCACCACTGGCAGTCAACCAGCTGGGCGCCATCTGCAATTTCCTCACCAGAATCCGTGGCGAGTTCGTAGGCCGGGTGTAGCAGGGAGGCAAGAACGCTCATGGCCTAACCTCCCGGTCCACCGGCTCAACCCAGCGCAGTCCGATCACATCGAACAGTTCCCGCTCAGTGCGGCAGGGGACAACCGAGCCGTCCTCGCGGCGCAGCAACCCCTTGTCTGAATGGAAGCCGGCTCGCTTCCAGCTGGTGGCCAAAACCTTGTGCGACCAGTCTTCAGATCCTGTTCGAATGGCCAGAATCAGGCCGTAGCCATCGGGATGCGGCATGAACAAATCCAACTTTAGCCCGCAGGGGAGCATTCGTTTGGTGTAGCGGCCGTCGGGACCGCCAATAATCTTGGGCCACTGCTCCACAGCCATTGCAAAGCCACCGGCAAACAGCGGCGTCGATTCAAGAGGGTCGCGATTGGGCAGGCAGACGATCTCCAGGTCGCCGATCGTTGGGCGCTGCCGGCGACCACTGCCGGCAAGGTCGGCTTTGTGGCAGTGGGGCCGCAGGATGGCCAGCGTGTTGGCGGCAATATCCAGGGCTTCGGCCAGGGGGATGCGGGAGCCGGTGCTCATGGCTTCACCCCCAACGCAGGCACCTGCTCAGCTAGCCACGCCTCCACGGCGGCCAGTGCAGCCGGGGGGATTAAGGGTAGGGCGGAGGGGTGCAATCGTGAACAGTTCCAGCCAGAGCCGGGAATCCAGTGGCTGATTTGATTGAGGTCCGTGTTGCGGCGCAAGAAGCGGACTGACCAGCAGCGTGTCATTTCGTGCTGCCAAGCGGTGACGGCAAGGCTGATAGACGGATCGACATAGATGGTTTGCTCAAGTGTGCTCATAGCTTCACCCCCGCCCTAGGCACTGGCACGGGATTGGCCTTTAGCCAGGCCACCGCAATGGCGTGGGTCCGGCTGTCGGGCAGTGGGCGCCACAACCCCTCAACCCATCCACGGCGATTCCATGCAGCATGTCGTTCCTTGGCGCGACCGCCAAGGGTTGAGAATGCGAACCTGAGGGCCCATCGACCCAGTGCGGGGCGGGCGGTGATGACCAAATGCCAATCGTCGTCGGTGAGGCCGTCGTAGGCGGTTTGGGTGGTCATGGCGAAAGGTGAGTGTAGAAGATGCTCATGCTGCAGTAGTCGCGGGCTCAGCGGTCTTGCGCTTGGGGCGCTTCTTGGCCAGCTGCTCGGGCAGTACCTGGCCCTTGATGCGAGCGTAACGGGCATTGACGGCGGCCCAGACCTCCTCGTCCAGGAACTCAAAATGCACCGTGCCCTTGAGGTGCGCCTTGAACTTGAAGAACCCCCAGTCGTACCACTCCCCAGGCCAGAAAGGGCGATCGCCGGCCGGCTTGGCAGGTTGCGCCACTTCTCCGTAGGCGCGACCCGTGATAAAGCACAGCGCTTTGATCAGGTCGCGGATCTCATCGCTCTGTGTGCCGTAGGTCTTGACCTTGACGCCACGACCATCCCAGCTGCGCTCAGCCATGTAAGCGCGGATAAAGCGGCGGTTGAGCATGTAGCCGCTGTTCGTGACCCAGCCTTCGACACCCCAGCGGTTTTCCCTGGTGTGCTTGGTGAGGCTGTCGATCGCCTCCTCTACCGCACGATCCACCCGCTGATCCTGAGTGCCGGCGACTATCTGAAGCATCCGGTAGATATTCCGCTCAGTGAATGGAATTTTAGATTGATCCTCCACAAACCGGTTGATATCCTTCGCTAACTGGCTGGTGGCCATCTGCGCGGGCAGGAACTCGGCGAAGACATGCTTCCATGCCTCCTTCTGTAGATCCTTGCGGAATCGGTTGCGGGTGACGGCCTGGCCTTCAATCGTGACTTGCAGGCCCAGATCCCCGCCGAAGAACCCGTCAAGCACGTTGCGCAGACGCACGCCGGCCTCAACCTGCTCATCGTAAATACGACAGGCTTCCACGTAGCGGTTCACGATATCGCGGGATCGGCGGTAGGGAATCAAACCTTCGCCCTGGGCTTCGATGTCGTCAGGGCCCAGGAAAAACCCGTCGAACTCATCAGCGGCGCTTACACGTTGACCAGGCTTGGTAAGCCGCACCATGCCGACGCTGACGCGGGTGGGGCGTTCGGCGGTGGCGAAACATTCGCCTAGGTTTTCTGTGCTGCCGTAGGCCTCAGTGAGGTATCTGATCTGCTGCTGTGGGCGCGGGCCTGGCTTGCTGGTGAGGCTGTTTCCCCGCCAGTCGCTGACGGTGTTCCAGTTGCACAGGCTCACGATCTCGCAGCCTGCAGGAGCGATCTCCCAGGCATGCAGGATGTGTCGCTCGTCCGCCGAGAATGGCGGGTTCATCACGATCATGTCGATGTGCGACACGTCGGCAGGATGCACCTGCAGGAAATCGGTGTAGCTATGTGCTGGCGTAGCGTTGCGGATGCCTGTCAGGATGCCTTGCAGCTTGGCCTCTGCTTCGCACCACATAACCTCGGCGGCGCCGCGTGTTAGGCATTCACCGATGAGGTTGCCGCTACCTGCGGACGGCTCCAGGATGGTCTTGTCCTTCAGGTCAAGTGGATCGAGCATCAATGCCGCCACTTCGGGAGGCGTGGGGTAGAAGTCGGCGTTGAATATGCCGCTCATATCTTCCCCCGAATCGGCAGGATCCGCACCTCGAACCCCTCGCCCAGCAGGGTCTCAGCCTTGCTAAAGGCATCGGTGATACTGTCAAACATTTCGGAGCCAACGAGGGCTCTCCGGCCAGGGCCTGGCGTGCGCTTGAGATACCAGCCGAGCTGATAAGTGGTGGCTTGGTCGGTCATGCAAGGGGGTCCTCGAATTGGTCGTAGGTGGTCGGAACTTCCTGCTGGTCGATGGCAGGAAACGGTGTGGTATCGCCATGGAACGGGGGGCCGGTCATGGCCATAAGGTCGGCAAAAGCCTGTACTTCTTGCAGGGTTGGCGACGCCAAGTCAACTTCAGGAGGCAATGCCCACTCCCCGCACCAGTCGGCGCTAGAGACAGAAGGCCAGTAAGCCCAAAAGCCGCCGACGGTATCTCTTGGTCCCGTGCCGTAGCAAGATTCAGCCTTAGGTGCGTAGCGGTTGCAGGTCAGCCGATGTTCGACTTGATTTACCATGCTGTAGTGGCAGTTTCCGCAGCACGGCGCCGATGCGGTGGCTTCAGTCATTGAGCAGCACCGGAGCAACTTCCCGTTGATACTGCAGGATCTGCACAGCATCGCGCATCATCATTACTTGCGAGAACAGCAGCGCTCCCCCTGCGACTAAAAGCCACAGCAACAGGTGATTGCCAAAGAGCAGGACGGCAACAATGGTGGAATCCATCTTGCTGTTGTCAAGTTGCCGGCAGGGCGTTGGCGTCCTGCGGGATCGGGTCGCACCGAAGGACGGTAACTCCAGGGTGCCGTAGTTCGAAGGTGGTTTTTGCCCGCTCGGCCGACCACCCTTTTGGGGTGATCCATTCTGTTTGACTGGGCGGCTGGCTGGTGGTGAGATGGTCATGGCGGCAGGGGTGGTAGGTGATGAGGTAGGCCATGGACTATTGCAACTCTTTGCCGGTGAACGACGGGAAGGTTGGCAAATAAGAGGACTGTCGCCGCTGCGTTTTGGAAGCGCGAGTCAGCACGCCAGCGATCATGTCCAGACGGTTGACCCAGGTGCGAGCCGCTGCGTCATCCAGAGACTCGCCGTCTTCGCAGGCGTTGTTCTCAATGGCGCGGGCGGTTACCTCTGCCTGATCCAGTAGGTAAGCCATAACGGCGGCGACCGGGGCTTGGCGTGGGGTGTGGGTGATTGGCATTGGCAATGGGGCGGTGAAACTTGGGAGAAAAAGCAGGCTTTAACGTTTTAAACGGCGATCACTTCCACTTGCGTAAGCTCAACACCTACAAATTTAGCGGCAGTCAACAGCAAGTCATAATAGGAGTTAAGTTTTTCTGGTGATGCCGTCAGACTCTGGCATTTTGCGCCAGGATCTGACGGCATTCCGGTAGACCAGCCTTGATAGTCGGGTCTTGGCTTGTTGTCGCTTATTTCTACAAGGCCGGCAACTGGCTCAAATTCAATGCCAGTTTTTACCATTCTACCAGCAATATAGTCGCCGCTAAAGCTAGTGTATTTTTTGTTCGTGTAGCTTGGTCGCACAACCAAATACTTGCGGATATTCAAAGGGCTCATGTTGTTGATGGCTTGCAAGAAGCCCATACCCAACTCGGTCCCGCAGCGGTCGTAGGCAGTAAACATGAAGACAAGTGCAAGCTGTTCAGTTTTGGCTGGGTCGGAAAGTTGGAAGCGCATGGGGGTTAAAGTAGAAGAATGGTGTGGATTGGGAAAGGGGCAACAATCAAACGCGGGCCAACATGCTGGGATTGCGCTCAGCAGCAGTAGGGCCCTGATCGTCGGGCTCGCTGTCGTCCTGATCCTGGGGCATGTAGACGGTGATCCGGTAGGGGCGACCGTCTTGGTCGTAGCTGGCTAGGTCAGCCTCAAGGTCAGCGGGCCATGAGGGGTCGCCGACCTTGTCGTTTTCAATGAAGAAGTGCAGGTCGTCGGTGTCACCTTGCTCGATCTGCGCATCAGTGCAGAGGGGATGGCGCTCGATGGTGGTCAGGGCGTCGATTAAGGCTTGGGTCACGGGCTGGTCAGCGATGGTGGCTACCGGGTTCGCCCCGGTCCACAAATCATAAGCCGCATCCCCCGCTTTCGTAAAGCCAAAAAGGCAAAGCACTTAGCGAACCGTCACAATCGGGGCTCAGTGGATTGGGCGGTCATGGCGTGGCTTCCGGCGCCGACTCCACAACCTGACGGAGCAGCTCGACTTGCTCCGTTGTGAAAGGCTCAGAGTGAATGCTGACTGCGTCCAGTAGAGCCCGCGCCTTCTGCTTCCGCGTGGGCTCGGGCCTTGGGCGCCAGTCGGGGATGTGGAGCCACCCCCTCTTTGTCCGGTGAGCATCATGCCAGTGCGTAAGTTGCCATCCACTAGAACCCAGGAATTGCACGAACCCACTTTCATTCCCATCCGCCTCAGTCGGAGGCCTATCCGTAATCGGCTCAGGCCACTGATGCCGCAGCGCCTCGACGGCCTGCGCGGCGCCCCATCGGGCGGCAAGGGTGCAGTCTCTCCCAATGCTTCCTGGACTTGAAATACACTCTTCCAGTAACTCTTCCGATGGCGTGATGCTGTTTGGATCAAACATGGCTGGTGGTGAAAGGGTGGTAGTGGATGGACTCGGCAGCTACAGGCTACCGGCTGCTCGCCGTCGATCAGCTCCGACATCGGCACCAGGGCTCGTTGCAGATATAAGAATAGTCAGGATCCGGCTTTTCTCCATGCGCCTTTTCGCATACAAATTCGTAGGCATCACTGCGTACAAGAGGATGCCTCAAAACGATCCTGTACTTGGTTTTCATGTCTCTGACCACCGTTCCGACGGGCCACGGTGGAAGATCCTCGGCATTCACTTCTGCTACCCGCTTAGCGGCCCTTGCAAGTAAAACCTGCTCAATCTCGTAGCCATTTTCTTGCAGGAATGCAATGGCTTCCATTGCTTTTGAGTCGTCAGTGATTTCCATGGTGGTAGCGGATGGGAATTGAATCAAGAGCGCAGAGCGTCAAAGTTTCTCCATTTCGCGATTGGCAAGCTGACCCCTTGCCCATGCAATAAATTGGTCAACCCTTTGGGGCTCAGGATAAATCTTGCCACTGTCTTGAAAATCTGCAATTACTTCACTGTCGTAAAAACTTTTAAGGGCTTCATCGTCCATATCATCCTCCAAGTCTTCGGCGTCAATCTCAAACGACTGCGGACGACTGCCGCAAACGTATCCGTCGTGAACTTCGTACTGGGCTTCAAAAACGCTGTCAGGTAATGCCATGACTAAATTGATTGATTGGGTAAGTGGAGTTGAAGCGCAAGAAATGCAGTCCTTGGGTACTTGACTATGGGCTAGCCCGCTCCCGGCGCAGGGCCAGTCCCCGCAACGCCAAGGCCACACGAACGTCGTTCAACGATTGATGGCCAAAGTTGCGCAAGCTCAACAGGTCCGCGTCTGAGAGTTTGACCAGGTCGTCAACAGTGGTGATCCCTTGCCGCTTCAGCGAGCCGTAGGCGTACGCGCCAAGTTCAAGCTCTTGGATAGGCACAGGGACTGGTGGTGGTGCCTGGGCTATTTCCATCCGGACTGCTGCCAGCTCCGTTTCGATGCCATCCAGTCGGGCTTCCAGTGTGATGGGCACCAACGGCTGATCTGATGCGCCCGTAATTGGCCGTTGCTCTTTCTTGGCGATCCGAACTTTCTCCTCCGTGGTGAAGGTAAATCTGCAAGTTTTGCAGATGCAGCGGCGGCGGATAGCAGCGCGACTAGGCTCATAACGAGTCTCCAGCACTTGCCGCTCAAAGCCTTTGCAGTTGGGGTTAGGGCAGGGGAACATAGCAATCGGTGGTGGCTATCTGGTTAAGTAATCAACTGCGAGCCCGTCCAGTCCGTGGCAGCAGTCGCTCCTTCCGCAACTCCAAGCCTCGCAGATGCAAGGCCAGATGCACTTCGCCTAGTGAGATGCCGCCAAAGTTGCGAATATCCAGCAAATCGAAGCTGCTGTAGGTGAGCAACGTGGCCAGAGTGTTAACCCCTTTGCGCTTCAGAGCGTTGTTAGCCCGCGTTGATAGCTTCAGGTCTTCGATTGGCACCGGGGCAGGCTGCGGTTGTATCGCAGCCCACACCCGCGCCAGTTCGGCCTCAATGCGCTGCAACTGGCGAGCGGATTCGTTGTCCAGTGGTTGGTCGTCGGGACTGGTGGGCGGTTGATCGCGGATTGCGACGCCGCAATGGGGACAGGTGAGCATGACGGGCGGTGGTGGTGATACTTGGGTGCCTGGGTCAAAACGGACAGAAGTCATCTGATGGAAAAACCAGTGCCCAATCAATTTGAACCGCTGGGTGCAGCGTGCCATCGACAATGGCAGTAGCAGCGGTTTCGGAAATCATGGTGGCCAGCGCCTCGGCCAGCTCGACCACGAGGCTTGCGCGTAGCTCGCGCTGCTTGGCAATGGCAGCGTCTCGCAGGGCAGCGGCATCCCTGGCCTCTTTAGCCTCACGTTCCAACCGTTCAGCTTCTGCGGCAGCCTGCGCTTTCCTGGCTTCAACCTCTTCCGCAAGTCGGCGCTCGGCAGCCTCTTGTGCAATGCGTGCTGCTTCCACCTGGGCCAGGACCTGGGCCTCCCTGGTAGCGGCATCCTCCCGTTCCTTGCGTGCCCGCTCTTCGGCTTCGGCAACACGGGCTACCGCTTCCACCTCACGGGCCAGCCGGTCGGCCTCTACCGCTTCCTGCTGCAGTCGCGCAATGCGGTCGGCATCCTCGCGGGCGGCGGCCTGCGCCCGCAGGGCTTCTAGCTCGATGCGTTGGGCCTCCTGGGCTTCCAGTTTGTCCCGCAGCAGCCCCAGTTGCTCAATGGCTTCGGCCTGGCGGTTCAGGCCGGCCTGTGCAAACTCTTCGAGGGTGCTGGTATCGATCGCTGCCAGTTCTGCCAGCCTGGCGTCAACATCAATGATGCCGTCTCCCCCTTCTGCCCCAGCGGCATCAGCCAAGACGGCGATGCGGTCGAGCACGGCGCGGTGGGCGTCGATGCGGGCTTGCTCTTCAGCTTCAATGGCCTTGATCGCCGTTTCGTGGGGCTCAATCAGCCCTTGAACGGCGGACTCCAGCAGCTTGGCGTTGTCGTCTACAGCCCTACCACGCTCTAGGTGAACGGCCTTAGCCTCCTTCCTGCAGCGCTCTATCGAACCCTTGATGCCCCGCAATTCATGCACCCAGGAACGGGCCGCCTTGTTGTCCCATTCGTCCCGGTAGTTGAACTTCTTAGCGGGCGCCTTCTCTTCGGCTTCTGCGATCCTGAAAGCCAGGGCTTCCCACCGGGAGATCGCGGTGGTTTCACCGGCTGGGACAATGGCGCCGTCTGGGGCGGTGGCGGTGGCGTCGGTTTCCTGGGGGACGGCCTCAGTTGTGACGGCTAGGGGAAGCTCGGCGGTTGCGGCAGTCTTGGTCCTGGCTTTTGCCGTGGCCTTGGCGGTGGTCATCGGTGGTGGTTTCGTATTGCCCTACGTACGATACCATTTCAAGACCGCAACGGCTTACGGCCAGCGGCAGGCACGGCACAAATCTCCAAACTTCATCATTGAGAACGCCACCATGGCAACCACCACCAAGGCTAAAACCCAGGCACCAGAAGAGGCAATCACCATCAAGGCCCCGGACTTCAGGCTCATTGAGATCAAGATTAGAGGCACCAGCCCATTGGTGATCAATCGCTTCAGCGCAAAAGCCATGGAGCAGATGCGAGCCACGCAGGAAGCGGGCAGCACCGCCAGAGGCAAGAAGGTGCGCGAGGCAAAGGATTTTGCCGCTCTTTTTGAAAGCGCCAAACACGTCGCGGGGGAAGGATGGGAGGGCATCCATGCCGCCGCATTCAGGAACGGCGCCATTTCTGCCTGTCGCACCGTCGGGGTCAAAATGACCCACGCCAAATTGGCGTTCAGTGTGTACGCCGATGGCTTCGATCGGGTTGACGGTGCCCCTTTGGTCCGGCTGACGGAGGGGAAAGCAGAGGAATGGACAGCCCCTACTCGGAACGCCACGGGTGTAATTGATCTACGCTGCCGTCCGATGTATCGAGAGTGGGCGGCAAACTTAAGAATCCGGTACGACGCCGGGATGTTTACCTCGGCCGATTTGGTTAACCTGATCAGTCGAGTAGGTCTTCAGGTTGGTATCGGCGAGGGGCGACCGGACAGCAAAAACAGCGCGGGTCTGGGCTTCGGCCTGTTCGAGATCGTCTGATGATTGATCATGGCCCTGGCGATCGCTTTACGGCTACCAGGGCCTGGCATGGCCGGATAGGCAAGGCGCGGCGTCCCAAGGTTTTGCTGGCATGGCCGGTTAGGCAAGGCTCCGCACGAAAGGGCGTGGTATGGATTGGCAGGCGTGGCACGGTCAGGTTGGCCCGGAAGGGCAGGCATGGCTTCGCAAGTCACGACCTGTTCAGGTATGGCTGGCTAGGCGTGGTCGGGATAGTGCAAGGTACGGCGATGCAGGCAAGGCAAGGCACGGAGAGCCATGAACAGGCGCGGCAGGCTAGGCGTGTAGGAGCGTGGCCAGGACTGGACTTGCATTGCAGGCGAGGCTGGGCATTGCCAGGTCAGGCGTGGCAGGTGAGGCAGCGATGGATGGGCCAGGATCAGATTGGCAGGCGTGGTGTGGACCGGTATGGCTCCGCGTGGTATTGCAGGCACGGTGTGGCGAGGCCAGGCGCGTTCGAGGAACGGCATGGCACGGCAGGCATGGTTAGGCAAGGCAGCGATTGGTAACGCAAGGCAGGTATGGCTCGGTAGGCCGGGATTGGCTCCGCAGGACCGGCAAGGCACGGCGTGGACTGGAGAGGCACGGCATTGCGGGCATGGCTAGGACTGGTTTGTAAGGCATGGCAAGGAAAGGAAGGGCAGGCGTGGCCTGGCTTGACGGCCCACGGTGTTGCACGGCATTGCTCGGCAGGCGTGGCCTGGATTGACGGCGCAAGGCACCGCAAGGCATTGCCGGCGTTGTTGCAGATGCCAAATGGCAGCAGAATGGGGGCTTGAATGGGCCCCCTCATTCCCTTTATCCACTGATCAAATGAATTTCACCAAAGCTCAACCCGAATTCACTTTCAAGATCGAAGATGGCGATGAGGTACTAGGCATTGATGCCCAGACGGCTGGCAGCGAACTAGACCGCATTCGCCGCCGTGATGGCACGATCAAGCCTGCGGCGGTAGTCGATGAAGCCCGCCCCGAAGAGGCGCCACTGCACCCGGCGTTTGAATGGCGTGACCCGGTAGCTGCTGAGCAATGGCGAGAGCACCAGGCCAGCAAGCTGATCAAAGTGGTGAGGGTGGTGCCAAGCGCCCAACCGGAGACGCGGGTGGCATCGGTGCGGCCGGTGACGCAGGCGATAGCGCCAGTCGTTGAGCACTATGACCCGATGACCCGTGAAGTGCAGGAAGCGGTGGGGTCGGTGGTGGAGGCCAGCCGCAAGGTTGAGCAACTGAAGCTGCGAACCCAGCGGGCAGGTGATCGCCGCAGCATGATGGCCCTTGGCGTTGCGCTTGAGATGTTGCAAGAGGCTCGGGAAGCGCTGACCAATGGTCAGCTTGCGAGCACATGGGATCGCCAAGTCGAACCGGTTGGGTAAGAATACTCAAGAGGATTGGAAGGGGGCCGGGATGGGCCCCTCTTTTTTTGGCTTTACGCCACCTTCGGTTGCCGGGTGGCGCGACGGCCGCGTTTGCGGGGTGCTGTGGCCGGGGCGATCGGCTCCGGTGCGGGGGGCAGCAGAAGTGGCTCCGGCGTGACGGGGAGCATTGCCAGCTTGCTCATCGCGTTCTGCATCGCGGCTTCAGATTGGCGCCGCAACAGCCAATCCACAACTTCAGAACTGTTCCCGCCACATGCCAACGCACAGCGCTCAGCAGCTGCTATAGCAGCGTCCAAATTCGGGGAGCTAACCGCCAAATTCGGGGAGCTGGTGGTCAAATTCGGGGAGCTGGTAGTCAAGTTCGGGGAGCTGGCGGCGCCGGGAAACTCCAGCGCTCGCAACCCTGCCCATGGGTGCTGCCAGGTGAACCGCAGCCAGTCGGCGGCGACGATCACGCAGGCGATAACGACGCCAACGAAACGTGCAGTGGATTCGATTACAGGGGCCCAGTCGGCTTTAAGCGCAGCCTTGAAGGTGGTCATTGTTCTTGGGGGTGGTGGTGACCATCCGGGGCCGCTCAGGGTCCTCGCCGGGTGGTGGTGAAAGTTTCCGAGGGTCGAATTGCTCCGGCCCTCACCCCCAGATCATAACCCCTGAACTCCGCACCTGCTTACAGATCCGTAACAATCCGTAGTCTTCACTGCTGCTACAATGGCGGAGCAGCGGGGTGGTTCCTGTTGCGCACCGAGGCAGCTCGGTGGTGGTAGGCGGGGCCCCTGGCGTTGATCGTTAGGGGCTTCGCTGTTGGCGGCTAAGGGGGATCAATGTGATCAGCGCTCCTGGCCGTTCGTCACCAACACACCAGCGTTTTTCGCAACTACCGCCAACGATCCTGGCGTCATCTTGGTACAGCAAGCCGGTAAGGGCGTCTTCAGTAGAGCGCTGTAGCTTGCTCCAGTCAGGCTGAACGCAGTGACACAGCGGCGCCTCCTGGCTGGTTGCACTGCTTAGGGCCTCATTCAATGGCTTTAGGGTGCCATCCCTGCGGTAGTGATTGGCGGGCCGCTGGAACCGAAAGACCGCAGACATACGCACTGGGCCTTGGAGCACGTAGGCATCTTGTCGGGCCATGCAGGATCTGAGGTCTGGTAGAAACCCGCTCACGTCCGCCAGGGTGATCTGATACCGGCGCGGGCCAACCACCTTGAGCAGTTCGGCTGCCGTGAGATCGGGAGCTTGGCGCAACGCCAGCCAGGCGGCCCACCGCCAGTCCGCCCAGGCGTTACAGGCAGGCTGGCACAAGGTTATGGCGGTCTTGGCCACCAACAACCGCCATGGCTTGACGTTCTTGCAAGATTCGACCATCACCCCCTTACCAACATGACGTTTGCTGCCCTGGGGTGCGGGCGCCATGTCCTCAACTAGGAAGGTGATGGGCTCCATCAGAATGGTAAATCGTCTTCGTCATCATCGGGGGCGGTCCCGCCGAAGCCGCTGGCATCTGAGTCTTTCTTGCTATCCAGCAAGGTGAGATCCTTGACGTTAAGGACAATCTTACTTCTTTCCTCTCCCGACCCTTTGTCTGTCCAGGTTTCCTTTTCAAGCTGGCCAGAGACGGCAATCATGCTGCCCTTGCGCACGTAGTTGGCTGCCACGTCGGCGATCTTGCCCCAGATTTTGAGGTCGAGCCAAAGGGGTTTTTCATCGCGCTTCCAGCCGTCAACGGCGATGCTGAACTCAGCAACCATTTTGCCGGACTCGAAGTAACGGACTTGAGGATCTTTACCAGCGCGACCGGTGAAGCTGCAGACGTTAAGAGATGCCATGGTGATTGGAGTTAACGAAGGTTGCCGGGTTGGCCCCGGCGGGCCGGTGGTCAGGCGGACTCGGTGCTGCTTTTTTGCAGGGCGGCAATCCGTCGGTCGATCTTGAGCAGATCAGCCGCTGCCTTTTGTTCGATTTCGTGCCGCATCGCGGCTAGGGCCAGCGCTTCGGTCGAATACATGCGTCGAGGCTGTTGGGATCCGCTTCTGTGCTTTCCAGCTTCAGGCGCGGGGCCCGTTCCGTGCGAAACACGGCAGCTCCACCCTGGGTAAACATTCGTTGAGTGAGGGTTGTAATCCCAACCCTGACTATAGCCAGTTTCTGGTATGCCCACATCGCGTGGAACAGGATTTGTCCATCGCAAAGCGGCAAGCGTGTCGGCGCGGTCAATCGCTGCCTTCATTTCTGCCTGCTCTTTCTTAGTCATTGCCATGTCATTCGTTACGGAGGTGTAGAGGAAGGATTAATCAAGCGGCGACGGGAGCGCCCAGATCATCGGAGGATCAGAATCTTCGGCTTCGGCGGTAGAGTCTGCGGCATTGGCCCCAGCGGCGTTCCACTTAGCAGCAGACGCCCCAGATACCCCGTTTTTGATCAGCTTCTCCTGAGTTTTCAGTGGCAAGCCTGCAACAGCCCCACATTCCCCGGCGCTCAATTCGATGCACATGGCAGCAATGCCGAGCGCGGTAAGCCCCGCCTCCTGGCACGCCTTGATAGCCGCCGCCGTGGTGGCCGCAGGGCCGCTAAGGGGCTGGGTGGTGGTGCTGGGTGGCGCGGTGGTGCTGGACGACTGGGTGGCGGGGGCTGGCTGGCCAGCAGGGGCCCCCCGTCGAACAACGGCAGCCGCTGACTGGCGCGGAGCAGAAGATCCTGGTTGTTGGGTTCGCTGCGAAGACGATCGTTGCGAGCCTGGCGCAGGTGGGGCATCACCCTCTACCTCCCGCTGCAGCTTGTCGTAAAGAGCCAGGCCAAACGGGTTGCCGAAGGTCATCAGGGCCCGTTTCATGGCATCCGTCTCCGCTTCCTTTAGCGCCGATTCATGGGCTTGTCCTAGGTCCACGTCGATACCGTGGCCAGCGCCGCTGCCTTCGCGGATGATTGGCAGCAGCCCGCCAGCGGTGACGGTGATGCGCACGCGGGCGCTGTAGGTGACACCCCAGCCGGGTCTTTGTTGTTTGCCGACTGGTCGCTCTAACTGAGAGACACACTTAAGGGTGACGGTTTCACGCTGCCAGCCATCAAAGCCAAAGATGCGATTGGCTTCTGCAATTACGACCCAGCCTTCAATGTAGCTGAGTTTCTGGCCAGACTGCTCGCGTTGCTTGACGTTGGCGCGATCAAGCGGTGCCGCCAGGGCTGCAATCTGCTCTAGCGAAAAACCGGCACGGTGGGCGGGTGTTGTGTCACTCATGGCTGCACCTTGCAGTGGTGAGCAATGCCGGCCCGCAGGGTTTGCAGGTGCTCATCAGTTGATTCTCCGGCCACCCTGTCGCCATACATATCAATCAAGTGTTGCAGCGCTTCTTCCATCTGCTCCCGCGTCGGCGGGGGCAGGGCGTGCAGGTTGTCGGCGATGGCCTCCAGGTCTGTGGCGCGTACCACCTTTGTTAATTCTTTGCTAATGCTCCAGAAGCCAGCTTGCGTCTTCGCCTCACGGATCACGGCAGCGGCAAAGCGGCGATCCCAATAAGGCTTGGAAACATCAATACCCTTCATGGTATTCATCAAAACGCACTTGGCCTCGTGCGTCAGCGGTGGAAAATCTTCGTGTGCCATAGGGCTCCAGTGGTGGTGATGCCAGGGTGACAGCCGTGGGGCTTCCCCTGGCTTTGCAATTCTACCATCTCCCTAAGCCGTTTGGGAACCCTGGCGGCTGGGGCTGCGGAGGCGGATCGCTGCGGTGACTCTATGATGGGCCGGTGCTGGCTGGGTTCGCCCTAGCGCCAGGCACAAAAAAGCCCCCCGAGCGATCCAGGCGCGGAGGGCTTTGGTTGAACCACTTCGGAAAAATTCTACATGACACAAGCCTCAGGCGCTGCTGAGACGGCAGCACGGATCACGCGGCCGCGCTTTGCCCAGGTGCCGATCGCATTACTCGAAGCCTGCGCAGATCGTAAGGGCACCCTCTTCGTTTACTCCTGGCTGTGGCACTACGCCGGCCAGAACGACCAGGCGTTCCCATCAATCGCTCGGCTGGCCATGGAGTGCCGCATGAAGGAGGACCACGTTCGATTAAGCCTGCGGTGGCTTGTGGAAAACGGCTGGATCAGTCGTGTTGACCGAGTGGGGCATACGGCGCTTTTTCATGTGAGATACGAGCAGGCCCCTCCCCCAAAAGGGGGACTCCTCCCCCAAAAGGGGGACCCCCCAAAAAGGGGACCCCACCCCTCCCCCAAAAGGGGGATCCCCCCCCTCCCCCAAAAGGGGGACCCTAACAAGAGGGATTTAACAAGAGGAACTGAACAAGAGTTAGAACCCCCCTTACCCCCCAGCGGGGGGAGCGCACGGGAGGACCACCAGGAAACGATCCCGGCTGAGCCCTTGACCCAGATCGCTGCGGTTCCCAGCACCCAGGAAGGCGGTATCGTTGCCGAGCCACCACCACCGCCCAAACCCAAGCCCGTGAAGCCCCGCAAGCCAAAGTTCCAGCCGTCAGCCGATGACGTGCCTCTAGACCTAGCCCCTGCAACCGCTGACCTGTTGGCATTCTGGCCAGCACGATCAGGCCAGATGACCCCTGCGGCATGGGATCGCATGATGGGGGAGGCCCGCAAAATCCTGGAAGACCCTCGCGGGGGCATTGAAATCCTGCGCGGTCAACTGCAGGAGGGCATTGACGCCGGAATCGACGGCAAGCGCTGGCAGTCGTTGAAGTTCAAAAATTGGGAGCAGTTTGGAACCAAAGCCGGCGGGCTGGTGAAAGCATCACCGGCCGCAAGCCGCCGTTTTAACCAGGACGAAGCCGCTGCGCAGGCCGTGGCCTACATCAAGGCCCGTGAAGCCCGCAAGGCCGCCGACGCAGCCGGCATTGCATCTCAGCAAACCGTGCTATGCGAGGTTATCCGATGATCGAGGTTGAAGAATTTCAGGCATTCATGTCTGGGATGCAACAGCTAAACCCCATGGCAAAGACGCTCACCGCGTCAGCGCTCGTTACAGCCTGGGGATTGTTTCCGTCTCGCGCAAAGCTAGACCTTGACAGCGAAATGCTGCTTTACGCGGCTCAACAACTCACACTTGACCCTGACCGTCCCAGGGACATTGAGTTACATGTAGCAATAATGCGGTATCTGTACCCGGTGAGACGGTCCACCCGCACCGAGCGAGGGCAGGAGGTGGTTACCCTTCTGCCGCTCTACGAACGCGGCCTGCGGCATGACCTTGCCCACCGCATGGCGAACCCTGAGCAGTTTCACGAACTGGTCAGAACACTGCCGGAGCACACCCCAGCAGATGCTCTGCCGCTGGTTGCGGCGTCAGACCACGGTCAGCCATGGCAGCCATCGCAACGCCCCTTACAGCAGCGCCAGGCCCATGTGCAGGGAATAGTGCAGGCGGTCGAAAGGCTACGCGCCCATGGCGTGGACGATCGTGAGTGGACACCTGCTCAGCTCAAACTGGGTCGGTGGTGGTTCGAGAAGGCTTTGCAGGGCTATTGGTCGATGGATCAGGATGGATCCGCAATCGCCGCCGCTTGGGTGCTGAGAAATCCCGCATGGGCAGATGAACTGATCGCGCTGGCCCGTGGCGGTGAACTCAAGCCGGTGGCGCCCGATCGGGTGGTGGCCGAGTTTGTGGGCAGCCGCTGACCCTGCGCAACCGCCCCACGGCTTTACAAAAGCGGCATCCATGGCTTACGATTTAGAGACGGCAGCAGCCGACCACCACCGCAGCAAATTCCGATGGCCACCCTGATGGCAGCAACCATTATAGGACGCATCACAGACCTTGAGCAGGCGCTCCTAGAGCAGCCTCCCGCCGCCCAGGCATGGGACCACCTCCTGAACCGCGTCAGCGCCTTGGAGGACCGCCTACTCGCCCCTGACGACCAGCCCACCGCCGACCAGCTCAGCCACGCGGTTCTACAGGCCGAGATAGACGCCTGGCAGCGCGTCAACCCCGGCGCCACCATGGTGGACTGGACGATCCATTTCGCCCGCACACGGGGCCTGGGGGTGGCAGCGTGAACTGGTTGCAACGGTTGATCAAGGGGCTGGGCCGCCGTGGTTCCAACACCCCGCTGTCATTCGATGAGTGGCTGACTACCCCACCGCCAAAAACTGCTGCCGCAATCAACCGGCATCTTGACCGCGAGATCGCTCGCCGCCGTGGTTCCAATCCTCCCGTGCCAGGTAGCAAGCCGGCGGCCCCGGCTGTCCCCCCCGCCAAACCCCAGCCCACTGGTGGGCGACTGATCTATAGCGACCGCGATCCTGGCCCAGTCCCACCCGTCCTACCAGATGACCTGGCTGATCTGCCGGTAATGCCAGCGGAGATATTGGACGCCGCTGCAGCGGCCCCGGCCCCGGCTGAGATGCCGAGCGACGAGCTGATGGAGCAATGGGTGGAGAAATCCTGTCGCGTGCACACCGCCAGCGGCTATCACATAAACGCTTCCACCACCATGGCTCGATTGGCCATCGCCTGGGCCCGGCAGCAGCAGGCCCAATCCCTCCAGATCCCGCCGCCTGGCGCCGATCCGGTGGCGACCGATGAGGAGCTGTCCTATGTGTGGATCCGTCCCTGCACGGATGGCGAGGCACGCCGCGCCCTCTACAACCGTGGCCGCGCAGACGAGCGCACCGCGATCCTGCGGGCGCTGGGGGTGCAGCCATGATCAAACGCCCCCTGGCTGAGCAGTTCCATCAGAAGGTGATGGACGGCATCAAGATCAGCACCATCAGGCCAAACCCATGGCCGGTAGGTGTCCCTATCCAGTTGTTTCGCTGGGAAGGTTTACCCTACCGGAGCAAACATGTAAACGGCCCGGCTGTAATTGTTCGCAGTGCAGATCCGATAACAATAGCCAGTGACGCGGCAGGCGCAATTAGTTATCATTTGACAGACTATGATTTATGCCGTGCGATTACAGACCTATATGTGATCGAGGGCTTTGACAGCCAAGAAAAAATGGATGACTGGTTCCGTAGATTAGTAAAGCCTGGTCAAACAATCCAATCGTATCAAATGTTGTTCTCCTTAATCGAACCATGACCGGCCCCTTCTACTTCCCCCGTCCACCTAGGCCACCAGGCAAGCGCAACCCCTATCTAAACGCCATGAGCGCTGCCAGTTTGATTGCTGGAACTGCTTTTATTCTTGATGCCAATGTAATTACATTTGTGTTTGGTATTTTGACCTGCATTTGCGTTGCTCTGACTATTCATCACGCGAGGCTTCAACCATGAACACCTTCCAGGCCCTCACCCGCTGGCTGACCCCCTGGCGGACGATCCGCAGGCTGGAGGCGGAGAATCAGCGACTGCGAGAGCAGGCCGTTCTAAGGGCCGCGATCAATCAAGAGCTGTCGATTCTGGCGGAATCAAGGCGGTTAAAAATTGAAGAATTGGCTAGTCCCGCGTATCGCCTCCGGAAATGCCCCACACATGGGCAGCAACCACCTAACGCCTGGGGCTGCCCGGAGTGCGTGCGGGAACTGCGGGGGGAACTGGCGACAGCTAGGGAGGCGATGCGGCGGCTGATGACTCACTTGATGTTGAGGTTTGATGACATCACCTTTGTGGGCGTTTATCGCTGGTATCGCGGCGGCATGGCCGGCCCCCTGCCACCCTTGCCCGATCACATGGTCAACTACCAACCCACCACTGAGGACCAACCATGACCACCATTAATTCCAGCCGCGCCGGCTTTGAGTTTGCTGTGCGGTTTATCCGAGCCCAAAACGATCGGGCCCTATTTGCTAGCGCTACCGACGCACTGGCCGAGCTGGTGAAAATTGACGCCGATTATCAGCCCCCAGCAACTGCAGCAGCCAAGCCCTCAGTAGCAGACCTAATCCCGCTGGCGTTTATTCCTGCTGGCAGCTTCTTGATGGGTTCTCCCGAGCACGAGCCTCACCGATCAAAAACCGAAGGCCCCCAGCACGAAGTAACACTGGCCGCCTTCTGGATGGCCCGGACACCGATAACCCAGGCACAGTGGCGGGAGGTTGCGAGTTGGCCAAAAATCAATCTCGACCTGAAGCCCGATCCCTCGAGATTCAAGGGCGACAATCGCCCAGTGGAGCAGGTGAGCTGGCTAGATGCAATGGAATTTTGCCATCGCCTCAGCCAACGCACCGGCAAGAATTACACCCTGCCCAGCGAAGCCCAGTGGGAGTACGCCTGCCGCGCTGGCACTACCACGCCGTTTCATTTTGAGCCCACGATCAGCACGGACGTGGCAAATTACGACGGTAATTACATCTATGGCCAGGGCTCGAAAGGCATCTACCGCCAGCAGACCATCGATGTAGCCAGCTTCCCGCCCAATGCCTGGGGCCTGCATGACATGCACGGCAATGTCTGGGAGTGGTGCCTCGATCAATGGCACGACGGCTACGAGTGGGCCCCGACGGATGGCAATGCCTGGATGGAGGGCGACAGCCTGGGGGAGTGCCCAGCCGCCGCCTGCTGCGCGGCGGGTCGTGGCTCAGCTTCGCCAGGAACTGCCGCTCGGCTTACCGCGACTACAACCACCCGGGCACCCGCCTCGGCTGCAGTGGTTTCCGCGTCTGTTGCCTCTGATGCCAACCGCCTGCTGCGCGGCGGGTCGTGGTACGACGTCCCGAGGAACTGCCGCTCGGCTTGCCGCGGCAACGACCACCCGGACAACCGCAACGTCAACGTCGGTTTCCGCGTCTGTTGCCTCCCCCAGGACTAATCCTTTACCCTTTTACTCTTTAATTCTTTACCCTTGGCTGTTGATTATGACCCCCCTTCCCCTTCCTTCCCAAACCCTAGCCTGGCTCAACCATGCCGCCGATGCCGGCCAGCGTGACGCTCAGGTTTTGCTGCACCTGATCGACCGCGCCGATAAGCGCGATCAAGATGTTGCAGTATTCGTGGACAGCTACTCCAAAACCATCGCCGCGCTCTGCCGGCGCCTGGCGGCCCTGGAACGTGGGGCCAACCTGCGCCAGCGGGACGAGGATGCCGAGGCCACGGAATCCGACTCAATTGCTGACGTCGCGCAGCACATCACCGACTACGCGTCTAAGGCTGGTCTGACGGTCCAGGACTGGGCCAAAGCGTTTAACGCCGCCCCGGTGGATGCCGGCCCGGTTGTTAATGCCCTGCTGGTGGCCGAATCCGCCCTGGCGGATGTTGCCGAGGGGGATGCGGTCTCGCCCCACGCCGTTGGCTGTCTGCACTGGGCTGAGGCACGCTGCACCGAGGCCCTTGCCGCCATCCGCCCGGTGATGAAGGAGCACGGGATCCAGACATCGGAGTTCCCGCCGGCAGCCCTAGCACCGACACCGGCAACCCCAACGCCCCCGCCTACTGCGCTGGTGGAAGTCGTCGGCAATGAACTCCCGTTGCTGCCAGACGGGAGAGTTGACGAAGCTCGCACCCACGCCGCGATCCATGGGATAGCCGCCTGGCTGGACACCCGTGGGCAGCATGCCTGCTCTGCTCCGGGAGGAGATCGACCGATGATGCCCAATCGAATCCAAATCACCCGTCAGGACCCCATGACCACGCCCGACATTCGCACTGCTGCAGCAGCTCCAGCGCCTGGGGAAAACCTGGCCACCCCGCCATCCCCGGCACAGGCGGGATCGGGCTTGACACGGCAATCAGCTATTCATGACTTTAGATCTCGTCTAACGGAAGAAGCAAGCTCCCGTTACGGACTAACCTGTCAGGACGCCGAATTCGATGCTTTTACCTCAGGTGCATCTTGGGCGTGGGCCACTTACGTCACTGCAATTGCGGGCGGTTTCGGTCAGGCGCCCCAGGCTGGGGAGGTGGAGGCGTGAAAACCAAGGAGCAAAAACTCAGGGCCGCAATGAAAGCAGCCCGTGAATTTATCAACCGGAGCGAGCTTTTGTTGGCCTATTGGGAAGCAGGCGGCTCACCCTTCACCGGCACGGCCCCGTCTGGTGCTGTTCGACGTGCATCCATGGAGCTGACCAGATCGCTCTCTGAATACAGGAAACCATGAGCACCCCCAAGAGCCCCGACACCCTGGCAATCCTGGCCGCGTTTAAGGACAGCCCAACCCTGAACGAGGCCGTCGCTCAAGCCTTCAGGGCCCTGGCGCTGCTCAAGTCGGACGAACCATTGACGCCAGATCGGCTATTCCGCATCGCTGACGAGCTGGACCCATGATCATTCCATCCCCTGCGATGCCATAGCGACCCCATCCCGCCATCCTGGAAACCTGGAGCACAGCAGCGGCGCCCCAGATGATTGCTCCAGTGGTTCCAGTCCAGGAGGTCATCACAATAGGCGGTCGATTGGTCTGGCGTATCTGCGCTGGTGTCCACTGCGTTGAGGCGTACTCTGGAGCCGACGCCTGGCACAAGATGCGGCGCCTATGCCGAGAGCACGGGATCACTCTGGCGACCACTGGTGTTACCGAGTCAGCCGTAGGACCCCCTCTGCTGCCCGACCCAGGGGTATAGGCGGCCAGACAGGTGCCTTCACAGCGGCCACCGAGACACAACACGCCAGCCCCGGATTCGCAGCAGCAACATCGCAATGCCAGCCCGCCACGGCGGCACGTCAACAAACCGCGCCCGCGTCGGGGGATCCTGCGGCTCTTCGCAGATCAGGCGAATCAAACCGCACGTCATCATTGCCTAGCACCTGGCGCAGCTTTCCCGGTAAACTGAGCCAGACGCCAGACGGCAATAGTGCCTACCGCCGCTTTCTCCTGGGATGTTCAGCGGGTGTTTCCCGTGCCAGGGAGGTCTGATGTTGGCATCATGGGCCGTGCCTTTGACCTCCTGCCAGGTGGCACGATGATCAACGCCGCCTGCATCCATCGCGGGGTTGTTGGGGTGACGGTAAAGATGCTCAGCGACACCAAGGCGCAAATTATCAATTCTGAGCCGGTGATTATGACTAGGGAAGACACGTCGCCCAAAGACCTTGTGCCATGGCAGGAAGAGTTGCTACGGTCGTTTCAGCTTCAGCCCGCCTAGGATCATCTTTACGGACCGGGGGTACGGTTTGGCACTGCAATGCCTAGCGCTGTGGTGGCTGCACCGGTAAGGGCAACGATTGCAACGGTGCGGCTTTCAGCGCAGGCCCTGCCGCCAGCGTGTTTGGTGCAATTCCACCAGTCAATCACGCCAATTCCTGCGCCAGCCAGAAGGCAGAAGCCGGCAAACCCAAGGCACCAGCTTACGTAGCGTGTCACCCCCTCCACCTCACCAGTGCTGGGGGGGTCATGGTGCCTGTTTTAGAATGCTTCATGCGATCCAGCCAAGCAGGAAGTCCAGCAAACAAAGCTCCCAGTATGCCCCCCCCAACAACGGCTAGCAACACATAGGCGGAAACGTTTTTGTCTAACCTAGCAACCGTTTTAGCGACTTCTTCATAGTCTTTTATTCGTCCATTAATCGCTAATATTTCGATTTCGTGTTTATGC